TGAACAATCGCCGCCGTCTCTATGAAAATTACGGGTCTGCCTTTCCATCCTTTGAATTTTTCTGTCAAATGATGGATCAATGTACTCAAAATTACGAATGTCTTGTGATTAACAACAATACACAGAGTAATAAATTGGAGGATACCATTTTCTGGTATAAAGCAGAAATTCACGGCGAATTTAAGATGGGTGCGCCTGAATTGTGGCGTCAATCTGAGATGTTGGCGCGTATCAAAGAGGAGGAGGACATTAACCAATATGATCCCCGCACTTCACAGCGACTGAAAGGCCCCGCCATCAATGTAAATAAGAAATATTAATAGGATGAATCGATACAGCAAACATCTTTCTGGTATTGTGTTTATGATACTATTGCTTGGAATGATCATATATTTTACCGTGAATCTACGGTCTTGTGAATCCTTTGTAGACGCGGGTCGTTGTGGCGTGGATTTGCCCTCGTGCTCTGGAAAACGCATACGGTGTATGAATGGATATTGCAAATCGGATATCCCTCCTGAGCTCCCTTGTCTATCCGATCTACCTATGACGCCACCGACGCGTTATTAATAAAACCTCACCCTGTGTTAGAAAATGGCTCACTCCAAATCAATGGGCATTGGCGCAATGGTTGTTCTACTTATTATTGCCGTTACCTTACTACCGATGATTGTTCGTTATGTCAATCGCATGGAACCGCACTTTGTCGCTGGATTTCGCAATTACATGAGTCCGATTGACTACAATGGCAATTCCACCGATCAGGGAGTCACTGATATTCCTGCCATTGGCCGCACCTCCCAGCTTCCTTCATGGCGCCCTGACCTCAACACCAATTACCTCTGCCGCTCTCCGAATGAAAGCGGCATGCCATGCCCTGAGGGTCAGTTCTGCGATGGAACGACACAGGCATGTGTCCCAGTGTATGCAGGCGGTGATCCCAACAAGAATTGGGTTGGATATTTTGCGTAACAAAAAACTCATAATAGTTACTATTATTTATTTTTTGTATTACTTTGTTGTATATTTACTTTGAATCGGATGATGATTCCGATGATGATTCCGATGGTGTTACCACCTCATTCTCAACCTTCTCCACAGAAACCGCAGCCTTCTCCACCTTGCGCTGAAAAGCCAAATCACCCTGGCCGCCAAACATGGAGTCAAACTGACCCGACGACGAGCCACCCACCACCTGCTTCGAACCCTTCGTACGCTCCTCGAAGAACTTCTCGCGCGAGTCCTCATTCTCCTTGTACTTCTTCATGAGCGTATTCAGCTGATCATTTGAATACTCCTGATCCTGCACCTCATGCGGCTGAGGATCCCATGGCGTCCACTTGCCGACATCGGCCATAAAGATATTGTGGTACTTGTCCTTCGACTGGAGCTTCTTCGCCTTGAGCTCTGCCTCCTTCGGATTGCCATAGACACCGCGTACTTTCACGCCGCGAATGGAAGTGTGAAAGTCATTCTGCGCATGGAACTCCTCCTCCAGCTTGGTCTTGTGCGAATACAAGAAATCATCATAGGCCTCGTTGATCTTTGTCTTGTTGAGATCCGCCTTGCTCTTCTGCACGAAGGAACCATACGAAGTCATGATATCATCCACACGCAGACGATTCTTACGGCAAAGGGCAGCGGCCTCAAATTGGTCCTTCTTCTCAAGCTCCGTGGCATGCTCGTTCAACTCCTCGTTCACATGAGTTACGGTATCCACCAGGAACTTCTCCAGATTCTTGATCTTCCAATCCACCTCATAGGCATGAAGGAATCGCTTGAAAAAGAAGAGGTCCTTCTTTTCGAGCACTTTCTCCGGACTCAGAAAACTGAGGAGCACATAGCGCTGGCCTGGAATCTCGGTGTCTTCGTCTAGAAAATCTTCCAATACGGTGTCGGGTTTATTGGTGTCGCTCATCTCTATGATTCTCTGTGTTGCTATGCTTTAAACTCATTACCCTGTCTGGAGCCATCCGAGTTCAGATGAGTTTTTTTCTGGAGACTGAATATAGAAACATGATGGGCTACGGATTTGCTGAAATTGTTAACCGCGTTATTAAGTATCTGATCGAGGGTCTTGTGATTGCCGCCGCGGCCATCTTTATCCCCAAGAAGGCCCTCCCGATGGATGAGGTCGCCACCCTCGCTGTCCTCGCCGCCGTTGTGTTTGCCATTCTTGATGCTGTGAGCCCGAGCGTGGGAGTTACGGCTAGACAAGGCGCAGGTTTTGGACTAGGAGCCAACCTAGTCGGCTTTCCTGCCCGCATGTAAATAAACATATTTGCAAGTACCCATTTTTGAATAAATACGAATCCATTTCGTGTATTAGATCAAAACATGGTATGACCCCCGCCCTTTGACACTTTTCTAAAATCTTTACATATAACATATTTTCCAAATGATTGGATATTATGTATATTTCTTCACAAACTCATGAGGGTATAAAGTCTCCTCCCTGGACTTAAGCAGTAATCACCTATCTAATTCTATAAAAGTATTAGATAAATGAAAGTTTGTGTAATATTTAGAGGTGATCATGTAAGAGAAGCTACACATGTACGCAAATATATCGATATATTGATGTGTTGGGATAATTTAAAAAAAACAATATATGATGATTTGACTATGAATGGTCATGAATGCGATATTGTATTTATTACATATTGTAGTAAAATAGTAGAAGATATTAAAAATATAATTGCTCCTACACACATCGAAATAAAAGAAAGGATAAATCAATCTGAAAATTTTAAAAATGTATTATCATTTATGAATAAGTATAAAAATACATATGACAGATTTGTAATTCTTCGTTGTGATTTTATGTATAGAATAAACATAACTACATGGCCGAAATGGGATAAAAATGGAATAATACTTGTAAATAAGGATGTTCACTGGCCTACATATAGGTTCTATGCGGATATTGTGTTTATCGTAGATTCAACCTCTGTTGATACTTTTACAAATGCACATTATTCAAATATATTTAGAAATACAATACATGGATTAGGTTGCTTTTTGTATAATAATAGTATTCCATTTCACTTGATGTATGAAGACTATTATCATATGGATAATCATCCATTACATGTATTAGGATCGTTGGGGGATATACCCGATTTAGCAAATCCTTTATCTATAGAGCCAATCAAAGATGTATCGTATTGGAACTGAAATTATGTATATTTCCTCATAAACTCCCGAGAACACAATGTCATGTCTGTTAAATCTCCTCGATCAATAATCCTCTGAATATCCGAATGAACTTTGCAGGTTTTGGTTCGCACCAGAGTCAAGGATAAATCGCGCCGACCAACAAGCAAAGGGGTTGCCAGAAAAGTTGCTAGCTGACCATAATGAAGTTTGGTGTTAGGCCCATAATATTTCACTTGAACGATATGCTGAAAACATTCATCGACGACATCAATTCCTTTGTCCGTCAAAGGGAATCCAGCATTTCGTTTATGGCTCAGAGGAAGATCCTCATAGACATAAAAGGGACGGTTGTGCTGTTTGGTTAAATGGATGGCTGCATAGTATTCAAAGAGAGTGGGTCGGTGCCTAATATGGAACATCTGATCCTTCAAATAACGGAGATGAGATTGCATGGTGCAAAATGTATATGATATTGAATGGTATCAATTTTACACCGATTATAATTTCTCAAACATGGAAAACATTTTCAGACCTTCGTGAAATAGACGGACATCCGCCAAAATCTTTTTCGCGAGCGCCTTCGTATTTTTATTGCGATAGGATGAAAACATCCAAATGTTCGAATTATATTGTTTCCAGTGCTGATATTGTTTGTAATCCGATCCGATTGTCATGTAAATGCTATATAGTTCTTTCTTGTACGCTTTATGTGTTTCATCCATTGGAGGCTGCGGAGTAGAGGGCTCACGATTCTCAATCAATTCAAAGGAATCCTCAAAAATGAGCCCCATCCATTTTAGCATGCGATCCATTTGTAACTGATCGAGTTCGCGCTCATCATCGGTATCAGACCGAACTAGTGTCGGGGTGGGCCGGTTTCCTCCTGAAAAATAAGAGGTGTAGATACCCGTTAGGCTCGAGGCCATAATCGGTGCAATGTTATTCACCACCAAGTGGTACATAAATTCGGATGCCACGGTCGCCATTTGTTGTAGGAGGGAATTATATTTTCAGACCTTCGGTAAGCGTAGCACCTTCGGTTAAGAAAGCAATATGCTTTTTACTATTAAAGTGTCTATTTTTCTGATAAAACTGATATGTTCCACCACATTCGCATGTATGAATGGCTCGCTCTTGTTTTATTCTTGCTTCTGATTTTTCTTTCTTTTCGATTTGACGAGCAAGACGCTCTTCTGCTATTTGATCGGCGTTCTCTTCTCTTTTCTTTTTCTCCCATGCTCGTTGACGAGCCTTAATTTCATCTGAATTCTGTTTTCGATATTCTTTGTAGTATTCTGACTGTTCTTCTTTGTGTTCTTCGTAGTATTTCATTCGTGCAGTTTTGACTTGATCTGGATGCTCTTTGGCATATTGCTTTTGTTTTTCGCATAATTCTTTTCGGTGATTTTTACGATAGACTTCCTTCTTTTTAAGGATTTCTTCATGATGATCTTTGCAATATTGTTTCACTTTGGCAATAATATCGGTTTTGTTTGCTTCATAGTATTCTTTCACCTGCTCTTTTCGTTCAGTCGGTGATAAATGTGCACGCTTAATATTAAGGCATAATGGATTCTCTTTCTCTTTTGTGATGTATTCATCTTCTCGTTTACTGAGTTCTTTTTTTGTGTCACATGGATAATCTTCGAGTAGTTCAATAGAGGCATTTTCCCAGCCAAGTTGTTGCATATGATTATAAAAGTTGGTTTTGTCTTTTTTAGACATTTGTTTGTGGTGGTTTAGTCTAAAATATAATTTCTGCGTAGTGGATCCAATGTAATAATGACCATCATTGCATATAATTCTATATATTTTTCCAGTTTTATAGATATTAATGGTCATATGATTAAGACATAGTGGATCATTTTTCGATTGAGTGGTATGGTATTTTTCGCGATCTGTTAATTCTTTTTTTGTGTCGCATGGATAATCTTCAATTAGTTCAATCGTAACATGATCCCAACCAATTTGATTGATGTATTCGTATATTTTGTTGACACCCTGCTTTGAAACACTAATATGCTTATTTAGCCTTAAATTCAATGGCTGTATTGTGGATCCAATATAATAATGTCCATCATCGCATAGCAATCGATAAATCTTTCCGTCAATATTGTTGGTCTCCATAATCTAATTAGATACCGTATACTTTATACTCTATTCTTTTTCTAATATGCATTTTCAAATTTTAACAAATTTATAAAATATATTCATAAATTACATTAAGAAACGAATATATCAATTGAAATATATCGGTCACACAGTTCTTATGTAACCCCATTTCATATCCGCACAGATCTGCTCCCATGTCTTGTCCTGCAAATACAACTTATCGCGATTTTTCAGCAACGGGAAGCATGCAAGATACTCATCCATCTCCAGCAATTCGCAAAATTTATAAAGCACATACCCATACGACAAAAAGTTGCGACGACCCTTCGGGCAATGCTTCTTAAATGATGGCTGAATCTCCCGAAACATATGGCGCAGTTTCTCCTCGTCTTCGCGCGACATGAACGGCGCATTTTGTCCGTTGAGCCGATTAATAATGTGAGGAATGTGTTCGTAATATTTCGAGCATTTCATTTTACGAAGGATTTCACGCAGCTTCGTGGGCTTGAGAGAGCTCATGTTGGTGATGCGCTCTTTTTTGAGTTGAATCAAGATCTCATCGTAAATATCGGCGGGAATTTCGGTACTTTCCTTGGCCTGAAACTGGGCGAGCCATTCGTTAAAATGATTAATTTTCTTATAGGCATAATAACAAATCTCTCGAGGAGGATCCTTGTAGGATGGTTTGTCGCTGTCAACCAAAATGAATTCCTGGTGGCCGCATTTAGCGCATGTGAGATTAGCCTCATTTAAACACATATTCATTTCATTTCCGCAGCGCTCGCATAAAGTCCAAGGATCATCATATTCATCCTGATTGCTTCGGCCCATGGCGGGATCCTCCAAATGCAAATATTCGTTGAGAAGCTGGTGACGCTGAAAGCTCTTTTTCTCATTGGAGGGCGCAGGTTCCGATCCATCATTGCTGGAATCCAGCTGAAAAGAATCAAGCACACTATCAAGTGTTTTCTCTTGAGCGACTTCCTCTAAAATAGCTAAAATGGATCCAGGTTTCGCTTTATTCGATGTAAATGTCGCAGTACCCTGTTGAATTTGGTCCTGAATGTCGTAATAATTATACAGAATATCACCTGTTCGAAGATAATAATCCATTACCTCCGTTCCATTTTCAATGGACTGAATCCGCTTCTCTAACAATTCCGCATCGCGCTCCCATCTCCAGCTTTCCATATCTGTTGTGGCCTCTTTGATCTTCTTTTGAAGGTGTGATAATTCCTCTTTGTATCTTTCAATGTTATCTTTTTCTTCTAACATCGTTTGAACTTTCTGGTTATGAATGGCATCGAGCGTGGTACGAGCTTCTGGGTTACTTCGCTTTGAGCTCTTTACTTTGAAAAACGCACTGTCACTCATCAAGTGTACTTATACGGTATGTGTGGTGTGGTTTTAAACCCCTCCTGTTATGAATGGATGATTGAGTGTGAACTGCGTTTAAATTCTGTGAAAAATGCGTACGGTATGAGTTTATGATCCATAAAACAGATATTCAATCGTAATGGGTTCAGAGGGTTCATGTTGATAAACATGGGTGCGCTCAACAACATGCTGCATACGCCGATCAAATTCAGTTTCTTCTAGATGGAGGATTCCTGCACGAGTATAACGAAAAGGCGAAGGATGCTTACGATTTCCCTCTTTGTATTGATCGGGATTCATTCGAAGAAAGACAATCTTTCGAAATCCAATATCCTCATATAATTCTATCATGCGTTTCTCTTCACATGTATAATTTACATGTCGATTCTCATCAATTTCAATCACAAGACAATGCGATCCAAAATCAATGAAGACATCGGGTCGGCGTCGCGAACACCCCCCTTCTACGATTTTATCAAATCGCATGGTAAATGTATCTTGAAAGTGTTTTTTAAGATAGTCAACAACATGGTGCTCTTTTAACTTATATTTTCGAGGGATTATTGCATCTGGATGTAATACACAGTAGCACCGAAAACAGTAGGGTTTCCACTGGGATCCGATAATGGAAATGGCTTTGCAATGCTGACAGGCACTGGAGGGGGTACAAGTGATACATGCAGATGTTCGCTTATCATGCATACAAGTTCGATTCCCATGGCAGTCTATGCATTGGTATCGTAGTTTGCTGTGTTCGCATACATTTTTTCCATGACATGTTATACAATTATGTTTATTATTACCATGAATACATATTTCAGAACCACCACATTCAGAACAACGGCTTTTTCGTAGTTGGTGAGGGCATATTTGAGATCCAATACATTCTACACAGATTTCTTTTCGCCGCCGATGAGGGCACATTTCAGAACCACTGCATTCAGCACATCTACTTTTTATTTTTTGATGGGGGCAGACACTTCCACCTTTACATTCTGCACAACGACTTCTGCGTTTATCATGGATACATATGGATACGCCGCTACATTCTTTACATTGTTGTTTAATTCGATTATGTTCACATATACCTTTTCCATCACAATCTTTACATATGTATGTGTGCTTTCCATGAATACATATACAAGAACCCTTACATTCTTTACATTGAAATGAATATTTACCATGTTCACATTTTTTACGTATATACTTTGGTTTTTCTTCTGCCATTATGATTCTATTTGTTATCATTCAAATGGATCAATTTTATCCTGTTGATTTTCTTATATATACATACATAGTATTATCATGTTTACTTAATAAAATGGAAAATCGTTAAAACTGAAACACCCCGGCCAAATTTTTAAAAAGTGTGTTTTCCCAAAATTATTTTGTATTGTATAAGTATAAAAAAAAGATGACCGGAGGTGGGCTCATGCAACTTGTCGCTTACGGCGCCCAGGACGTTTACCTGACTGGCAACCCGCAGATCACTTTCTTCAAGGTGGTGTACCGCCGCCACACCAACTTTGCCATGGAGTCCATCGAGAACCCGTTTAACGGCGCCCCGAACTTCGGCAAGAAGGTCACCTGCACCATCCAGCGCAACGGTGATCTCATTCACCGCATGTACCTCCAGGCTACCCTGCCTCAGGTGCAGCTCCAGTCGACGGACGGTTCTGGCGCTCAGTTCCGTTGGCTCAACTGGATCGGTCACAACATCATCGATTATGTTGAGATTGAGATCGGTGGTCAGCGCATTGACAAGCAGTACGGTGACTGGCTTCACATTTGGAACGAGCTCACCCAGGAGGCCGGCAAGCAGGCCGGTTATGCCAAGATGGTTGGCAATGTGCCCGAGCTCACGAACCTCCTGTACCAGGGTGGCTCGACTTGCGACAACGACTGCTATGGCGGTGAGCCCCTCACTTCGGAGGTCATCACCTCGTGCTCGCCGATGTACACCCTGTACATCCCGCTCCAGTTCTGGTTCTGCCGCAACCCAGGTCTTGCTCTGCCGCTGATCGCCCTCCAGTACCACGAGGTCCGCATCAACCTCGAGTTCAACACCCTCAACAATGTCTGCTGGGATTACTCGAACTCCTCGGACCCCCACGCGATCCGCAACCGCGTCGGCCAGTGCGGTCTCGCCGCCGCCTCGCTCTATGTCGACTACATCTACCTCGACACGGACGAGCGCCGCAAGTTCGCCCAGGTCTCGCACGAGTACCTCATCGATGTTCTGCAGTTCACGGGCGGTGAGTCGATCACCTCGTCGGCCAACAAGCTCAAGCTGAACTTTAACCACCCATGCAAGGAGCTTGTCTGGGTCGTCCAGCGCGACTCGTTCGTGTCGTGCGACGACAACATCATCAACCCGTGGAAGGGTCAGCAGCCGTTCAACTACTCGGACTGGTGGGACCGCTGCGTGCTCGAGTCGGGTTACTCCGTCACTCGTGTCGAGGGTATGGCCGGCAAGAACCCGACCATCACGGGTCTCCTCCAGCTCAACGGCCACGACCGCTTCCAGGTTCGCGACGGCAACTACTTCAACTGGGTCCAGCCGTACCAGCACCACACCAACATCCCAGCGGTCGGCATCAACGTGTACTCGTTCGCTCTCCAGCCAGAGCAGCACCAGCCGTCGGGCACTTGCAACTTGTCGCGTATTGACAACACCACGCTGTTGTTGACTGTCTCGAACAACGCCGTCGGCACTAACCTGTCGTCGACTGTGCGAGTTTATGCTACAAATTATAATGTTCTCCGCATTATGAGCGGAATGGGTGGTAAATTGGGTCTTGTACTCCATTTCATCTCGCAATGCATCCAAATGTGGATGGTTGCGGCTGTTATGCTATGCCACCAAGTGTCCCAGAAAAACCTGGGGCAAGTTTACATATCGGCTTGACTACTTGTAGTCAAGCAAGCAACACCGTCAAATTGCGGGAAACTCCTGTCAAGTCATCAGTACCGTTCTGGGATCGAAAGATCTGCCCAGCAACACCATGGGGAAACTCATGGGTATGGTAAGAACCTGATGATTAAGGATTATCCGCAGCCAAGTCCTAACGATGACGCCCTCAAGGCTCATCTAAGGATGCAGTTCAGAGACTTGATGTCGGTGGGCCAACAAAGATTGAATACACGAACCAATAAGTGTTTCATGAGTTGGCATAAGGTAAAGTCCGTCCCCCTGGAGACAGGGTCAGCAAGAGGATTCAAATGTGGTCGATATTCCATGTGCGAGGAGAGCTTGTTGGGTATGATGTCATAGACATTGTGCGGGTCAAACGCTAGCTTACAGCAACTAAATCAATATTACTGTGTGTATTATTGTATTTTTATATAAATAAATATAAATAAATAAAAATAATTTATATCATATGTGTTATTTAACTCGTATATGTTATAAATTACAACATAAATATCATAATACATACTTAGTTACTATTTTATCTTTATATGATATGCGTTAATAACTTAAAAATTGATTATCTAATCCATTTAGATGGAAGGTAAAATGAGTTGTACTCCAATCCCATCAGGTTTTACAAAAGGAGATCGTATTGGTGGAATTACAAATAAAAGAGGTCAAAAAGCAGGAATTGAACAAAATTGGGGATATTATGCAAAAGATGAAAATGGAAAAGATTGCATTTTATTGTATTGTAATCCAGGACGATACACAATTGTTGATTCACTAGATGGTCTTCGAGTCGTTCATGGAAAGCAAATATCATGGTATTTTATGAAAACAGGATATATTGGATGTCATGCAGAACGAGATGGAATAAAAACATGTTTAACAATGCATCAAGTTATTATGGATCACGATGGTCATGGAAAGGGTGGACCTTCTATTGATCATATTAATCGTAATAAACTGGATAATCGCCGAGAGAATTTACGCATTACAACACAATCGGTACAAAATGAAAATCGTGGTAAAGTGTCACGACAACAGAGGGCAAAGGAATTACCAGAAGAAATAACAGAGGAGTTACCTAAATTTGTAGTTTATTATAAAGAAAATGTAGGTAAAGATTCCACTCGTGAATACTTTACAGTAGAAGGACATCCATTACAGAAATTAAAACACGAAAAAGTAATTAATTCACAAACAAATCAGCTTAGTTCTCGTAGATGGGCCACAACAAAGTCAAATAAAGTATCCATTCTAGATAAATTAGAGCAAGCTAAACATTATCTTATTGAATTACAAAAATTAATGGATACTACTAATTATATTATGAATATAAATTTAAAAGAAATAAAAGAAATAATTGAAATACCTGTTGCAAATGAAATTATTGTGCCAGTAGAAGAGCAAAAAGAAGTTATAAAAAAACCTGCACCCAAGCAATGGAAAACCAAACAGATTAATGAATTTATCCAGAGTCACCGAGAAAATGAATACAAGGCATACTGTGAGCAGAATAATGACATGTCAAGCTTTCCCGATTGGGAGAAAGACTGGATTGCCTTTGTTGGATCTGTCAAAGGTAATAAAGAAGCAGAGCCGATTATTAAGGCATTTGTAGAAAATCTGAGACGAATTCGTCACAATCAGTTATGTGCAAAGGATATTGTGGAGAAAGAAGACCGAGAGATCTGGCCCGCTACCACGGTAGCAAAAGCATTTCTGGAGGGAAAGTTGGAGAAATTCAAGGCGCACACCGAGGCCCATACAGGAGAAAATGCAAATGATCCAAAATGGATGAAGCGATGGTCTACCTTTGTAGAGTCTTTAGAGCAGAATCGTGATCACCGTCAAGAATTAAAAAACCAGTGCAGCAAATTCATGGCCGCGCAACGAATCAAGAAATATCGCCAATCTACATAGAAAATGAGCGCTAACCGACAAGATGACAAATGGAAATTTATTGGAGAAGTTGTGTTAGTAGACTATCGCGAATATCATTCAAAGGCAACGCGCATGACGACCAAGAATCGTATAAGAGGCATCCATGAAAGTTTTGTAGATCTTCTTCAATTTGTATGGAGCCGCGATCACGAACAAATTAAACAATACATCGAGAAACGGAAACCAGAGGATGAGAAATTACAGAAAGTACAAAATAAAGTGAAACCAGAAATCAAAAAGATGTTAGACATCGAGCCGATCCCCGCCAGTAGCTTTACGGCTGGAACAAATATATTGGGAGACTCCGATCTTGATTTTAATATTCCTGTTCCTGATATGGATCTACGAAAACTACTTATTTTGGCAACAAAATGCGGTAATTATGGGTACCAATTCGCAGACATTCGAAATGAGGGACAGCCAGGTGTGAACTATGTTTTTTCTAAGTTTGTAGATGGCGTTGAAATTGAAGTGAAACTTAATCATGCCATCCCTTATATGGAAGTAATGAATAAAGTACATGACTATTTGGATCATCAGATGCCGAAGGAACATAAACAAACCATTGCATGGATCAAGCAACATTTTAAGGATTTAACAAAGAAACGAGCAAATACAGAAGAAGCAAAGGCAGCAGTAGAGTTAGCCAAAAAGCAGTATAAGGAATTCAAAGCGCTTTATTACGAACACGCGCTGTATCCGATGAAACTCGATGAAATGATGTATCCTGTCAAATAAATCATTAGAGCTAAAAACGCGATATCAAATAAGTATCATTTAAATTCTTATTTGATAGTAAAATGATAGAAAGCCTACTTTCCATCTCTCAATTTGAGAAACTTATGAATTCAAAACTGAACGAATCCTTTGGAGAATGCATCAGGGATTTTAGGGGAGAGAAATATTGTGTATCTGAACAAATTATTAAAGAATCCAAAGCGGATAAAAGAACAACAAAAATATTTTTAATATATGAAGGTGATACG